ATTGGATGTCGTCTATTTTCCATCCCTACAAAGGATGCACCCTTTTGGTGATTACACTGTCACACAATTATTTTAATAATTCTTCTGTGTGAGTGTATTTTAATCCAATATTTCAGTTAACTACGTTAGGTTTAACACTTGTCTCACGACAGGGCTAATGCCCAAGGGCACTGGTGACATGGTGGTTTTCTGTTACGACCAACGAAAAGTTAACAGCGTAGAATGCAATCTCCTATTGGACCTGCAACAATTGCTTATTTAAATGGCATTAATTGCCCACTTGATTTTCATAATGATTGCCGGATACCTGATGGGTTACAACAAAATACAATTATGTTAGTTGATTTTAATGATGATAATGGTTGGACTTCACCTCTTTATGCCACTGCAGAAACTGGTGATCTTACCATTGGAGGTGTTGGTGCTATGTTCACATATGGTGTTAATGATGTACGTCTTAACACATATGATATTCCGACTATGGACACTAGGGCACAAGCTGTATATGGTGTATCTTATTTCTTGATTGGTATTGACGGTCTCATTATCAATTTCCCAGCTGAATCAACATCGGTTTCCCAACAAACTTCAAAAATTGTTAAACATTATGATCATAGCTTACATCATATAAATGGTAAGAAAAATTTTCGTGTTTCTAATGATGTAATATCAATCAGTGATTCTTTACAACATACTCATATTGACGAACTCAAAACTGATGAGGCACCCATTTTTGCTGGCCAACAATCTCCATTTTGGTCTAATGATTCTATTAATATTGGTGCCATTACTGGTAACGCTGATAATTATGCCCTTGATAATGCTCTGGTTGATGCCATGCGTGTATTGGGTATAGGTTTCAACTTTTTACCAACTATTGAGGTGGTCACTAATTCTGACACGTTTGCAGTTGGACGATTTTATGCGTCTAATATGACGGCTGATAGTCTATACCAAGCCTTTCAAGATAGTAAGGATGTTTATACTTTAATGCGCGAGGCGATGGGCTATAGCGAATATACTAATGCTCAAGGCGTTTCTGTACGATTAAATCCATGCCAGAAGAGCGTAATAACTTTCACTGATCTTAATCAATTTTCTAATTTATCAAGTGCAGGTGCGGCTGACATCAATACTGGTGGCTCTGTCTACCCAATCATCTGTGCTAAATTTACTTCATCTGTGGTTTTATCACCTGGTGATAGTTTCACTGCTCCTTTTCGATCAAAATTTCGTGCTTATTTTGAAGGTGTACTCCAATTACCAACTCCTATAATTACGACTAGGGTTCCATTTGAACCATCATATGAAATGGCCTGTAAGGTCTTTTCCTATGATACTATTAACTATCCAACTACTACTGCTGGTCACACTTTCCGTAAAGTGACCCAATCTTTTGTTAAACTCGCCTATCTTATTGATCCTCGATTTGGTGCAATGGTTCGACAAGGGCGTAGAAATGTGTTACGTGGTAAGAAAATCTACAACAATGCTCGTAAATTTGTTAGTAAGAAACCAAAACAGCGTAAACAACAAGTTAAGAAGATTGTTAAAGGAATCAGGCGGATGCCACGTTTACGCGGGTATCGACGCTCACTTAATACTATACAAAATGCAGAAAGACGCCAACGTATGGCTAACTCCAATAATTTGAACCTCGATCGTGCTAATGAGCTTGAACCTGATCTTGTTAACAATAGTAAAGGATTACGAAATGCTATGAAACGTCCAAATTGGAAAGATGCCGAAAATTATAATGAGTAGGTTGCGATTCTAACAATGAAATGTG